GCAATGGTTTATCGAGACCGTGCTGGAGCGCATCTACCCGCAATGGCTGCGCATGGCCCTGCTCAGCGGTGCCATCACGCTGGAAAACGGCAGCGCACTGCCCGCCGTCAAATATGAAAAATTCCTCGCCCACCAGTGGCAACCCCGCCGCTGGGAGTGGGTCGACCCGCGTGCCGACACCGCCGCCACCATCGACAAGGTGCGCGCCGGCCTGACCAGTCCGCAGGCTGTCTGCGCCACCATGGGTGAGGACTTTGAAGACGTGGTCGTCTCCATCTCCGAGGCCCAAAAACTCGCCGCGCAATACGGCGTGCGCCTCACGGCCTACGACGCCACGCCCGGCGCCAACAGCAGCGCCAGCGCAGACCCGGTCACGCCAGATCCAGCGCCCGCCGGCAACAGCAAAAAGCGAAACGCTTTGCCTTAACTATTTCGCACCACCCACCGCCCAATACACGCCATGGCCAAAACCAAACGCATCCCCGAAGCACTGCGCACCGCGCTGGCACCCACCCACGGCGCCGTTGTGCGCTCGGTGCTGTTCGAGCGTGCCAGCGTCAATCAAGACGCCCGCACCGTCGAGCTGTGCTTTGCCACCGAAAACCCGGTCGAGCGCTACTGGGGCTTTGAGATCCTCGACTGCGCCCAGGGCAGCGTGCGCACTGCGCGGCTGGCCGCTGGCTGCAACCTCATCATGGACCACCGCGCCGACGATGTCGTGGGCGTGGTCGAGTCCTTCAGCTTCGGCGCAGATCGCAAGGTCCGCGCCGTGGTGCGCTTCGGCAAAAGCGCAAGGGCTTCGGAAATCTTCCAGGACGTGGCGGACGGCATCCGCACCAACGTCTCGGTCGGTTACCGGATCCACAGGGCCATCCTGGAGTCGGAGGTGGAGGGCGTGGGAACGTACCGAATCACCGACTGGGAGCCCTACGAGCTGACCATGACCGCCGTGCCCGCCGACATTGGCGCCGGTGTCGGTCGCTCCCTGCCCGCCAGCTCGCCAACCGATGCCGAGCGTGCCGTGTGCATGCAAGTCACCGTCTGGGCTGGTGAAAGCGACGACGAAGAGGGTGACGACTCTGCCGAGGGCGTGGACGACTCCCGCGCCGCCGCATCCGCTGTTTCTGAAACCTCCACCACATCCACTCTGGAGCCACGCACCATGAACGCTACCACCGCACCCGCCGTTGTCGTTACCGAACAACGCAACCATGCCTCTGAAATCTCCGCCCTGTGCCAGGCCATGAGCCTGCCTGCCGACATCGGCATGCGCTCCATCCAGGCCGGCCACACCGTCGAGCAATTCCAGGCGGAAGCCATCCGCGAGCTGGCCAAGCGCCCCGTGCCCACGGCAGACATTGGCATGACCACGAAGGAAGGGCGCAACTTTTCCATTCTGCGCGCCATCAACGCCCTGGCCAACCCCAATGACCAGAATGCCCGCCGCGCGGCTGCGTTTGAGTTTGAGGCGTCTGATGCTGTCGCCAAGGTCATGGGCCGCGCTGCATCGGGCTTTTTTCTGCCTGCCGATGTGCAAAAGCGCGACCTGACCGCCGGCACCGCCAACGCAGGCGGCTACACCGTGGCCACCGAGCTGCGCGGCTTCATCGACATCCTACGCAACGCCATGGTCATTGACCGTGCTGGCGCCATGTTCATGTCGGGCCTGGTGGGTAACATCGCCATTCCTCGCCTGAGCGCGGCCGGCACCGCCTACTGGGTTGCTGAAAACTCGGCCCCGACCGAAAGCCAGCAAACCCTGGCCCAGGTCACCATGTCGCCCAAAACGGTCGGCGCGTTCACTGACATCAGCCGTCAGCTCATCCAGCAGAGTTCCATTGATGTGCAGAACATGGTCACCCGCGACCTGGCCAGCATCGTCGGCCTGGCCATCCAGCAGGCCGCCATCAACGGCACGGGCACCAGCAACCAGCCCACCGGCATCCTCACGGCGGTCAGCGCCACGCAAGTCGGCGGCACCAACGGCCTGGCACCCACCTGGGCCCACATTGTGGGTCTGGAGACGGATGTCGCCAGCGGCAACGCCGATGTGGGCACCCTGGGCTACCTCACCAACGCCAAGGTGCGCGGCAGGCTGAAGGTCACCGAGAAGTTCTCCGGCTCCAACGGCCAGCCGATCTGGGCGGACGGCAACACCCCGCTCAATGGCTACGCGGCTTATGTCACCAACGCTGTGCCCAGCAACCTGACCAAGGGCTCCAGCTCGGTGGCCAGCGCCATCATCTTCGGCAACTTTGCCGACCTGATGATTGGCCTGTGGGGCGCCACCGACATCCTGGTGGATCCGTACACCGGCGGCGCCGCAGGCACCGTGCGCGTGCGCGTGCTCCAGAGCTGCGATGTGGCCCTGCGCAACACCGCCAGCTTCTCCAACATGCAAGACGCCCTCACGGCCTAACAGGTCCGACCCCTGCGCCAGGCTGGCGCCACCCGCTCCAGCCTGGCTGCACCTCTTCAAAAGGTCCAGCCATGAACGAAAACAACCTCGGCAACATCCTCAATCAAGGCATGTTGCTGCCCATGCAATCCGTCACAGCCACTGGCAACGGCACCGGCGTCGACATGCAAGACTATGTCGGCCAGGTGGCCGTGGTCCTTGCCTCCAAAAACACCGCCGGCACCAACCCCACGCTGGACGTCAAGCTGCAGGACAGTGCCGACAACTCCACGTTTGCAGACATCACTGGCGCCACGTTCACGCAAGTGACCAACGCCAACACGTCTGCCGCCGTGTCGGAAAAAATCACCATCAACATCAACGGCGCGGCCCGCTACGTGCGCGCCGTGGCCACCATCGGCGGCACCAGCTCGCCTGCGTTCATGACCGCCTGCACGTTTGTGGGCGTCAAGCAAAACCGCAGCTGATCGCGCCATGGCCTTCACCGAAAACCTGGACGCATTCCTGTTGGAGGCAGACTTCGCCGTCTCCGCCACCCTGGGCGCGTCCACGTTCAAGGTGATTTTTGACCGCGCCCACACCGAGGCGCTGGGCATCAACAACACCACGCCGGTGTGCGTGGCCAAGACGTCCGACGTGTCCAGCGCCACGCGGGGCACCTCCATCACGGTGGACGGCACGGCCTACACCGTCATCGACAACCAGCCGGACGGCACCGGCATGAGCACCCTGGTGCTGCAGGTGGCATAAGCATGGCCTCCACCTTGCACCTGGGCATCCGTGGCGCGGTGGCGTCTGCGCTGTCGGCCAGCCCTGCGCTGGCCGGTGGGCGCATCCACCAAAACCGCAGCTACGTGCTCAACCCGGGCGAGGCCTCGGCCATCTGGGTCCGCCGGCTGGACAGCTCGCCCGCCCGCGTGGTGCTCGGCCATCTGGAGTGGAGCACCGAGGTGGAGGTTGCCATCCGCACCCGCACCAGCGGTTCCACCAGTGCAGAGTCGGCGGCCGACACGCTCAGCGCCGACGTATTCAACCGCCTCATGGCCGACCCCACCCTGGGCGGCCTGGCGCAAGACATCCAGCCCGGCCCCATCGTGTGGGAAGACGAAGAGGGCGACACGCCCATCGCCGTCTGCACCCTGCGCGCCACCGTGCTCCACCGCACCACAGACCTGAGCATTGCCGCATGAAAACGCCCGCACCCATCACCGCTGCACCGGCCCCAACAGGCGCACCCCCTGCGCCCGCCACCCTGCAAGACCCGCCCCACGGCGGCCGATGGCTGCGCAACGCAGACGGCACACTGACCCTGCAGCACACCACCGCCCCCTCAGCAGGCCGCGCCAGCGCGCCCGCTGCCCCTGTTTCTACCGATTCACCCGAGGAGTAAACCACCATGGCCGAACGTAACAGCCGCGACGCAATCATCCTGTCCAAAGCCGAGAGCACCTACGGCACCGATTCCAGCCCCGATGCGTCCACCGACGCCATGCTGGTCTCCAACTTTAGTGTCACGCCGATCAATGCCAGCAATGTCGATCGCGACCTGCTGCGCGGCTACTTGGGTGCCAGCGAGCAACTGGTGGGCGACCGCTTTTTGTCAGCCAACTACACCGTCGAGGCCGTAGGCTCCGGCACCGCCGGCACCGCGCCAGCGTATGCCAGCCAGCTGCTGGCCTGCGGCATGGCCGAGACGCTCACCAGCACCACCCGCGCCGACTACACCCTGGTCTCCGGCAGCTTTGGCAGCAACACCAACTACTACCACGACAGCGGCGTCAAGCACGCCGGCACCGGTACCCGTGGCAGCTTCGACCTGGTCATGGAGCTGGGTGGCCGCCCCGTCTTCAACTTCAACATGCTGAGCATATACAGCACGCCCACGGCTGCCAGCCAGCCCAGCGCCACCTACACCGCGTTCAAGGTGCCGCAGGCCGTCACCAACGCCAACACGGCCGACATCATCCTGGGCTGCACCCACAGCACCAGCGGCGCCCCGGCCCTGGCCAGCGGCACCACCTACCCGTCCAAGGGCCTGCGCGTGTCCATTGGCAACAGCGTCAGCCACAAGCCGCTGCTGGGTGGCGAGTCCATCGCCATCACCCAGCGCGCCGTCACCGGCTCCATCACGCTGGACCTGACCGCCGCGCAGGAAGTCACCCTAATGGGCAACGTCGAGGCCGCCACGCTCACCA